GACATGAAGAGGCGAAGGTCTGGGGGCTGGTCACTCTGGGAAGCCCGGTCGAGGCTCCCTCGGTCTTCGAGCTCGGGGACGACCTTCGGAAGTCGGTCGACGACCTCTCTCATCGGATGGCCGGGACCGGCCCCGTGGCTTACTTCCCCCTGAAACTCGTTGAGACTTTCGACCCTCCCGTGGACATCGACTCTCCCCCGGCCTCTCTGGTCAAGGAGACCTCCGATTGCTACGCGGACCTCCCTCCGACCATCTCGGCTCGTGAGGAGATTTACGAAGCGGCAGCGATTGAGCAGTGGACCGGAGGAGAGGACTGATGGGAACGACGATTACAAAGGACCTTGAGTTCGATGCGGCTCATCGCCTTCGGGGGCATGAGTCCCTCTGCGCGAATCTTCACGGACATCGGTATCGGATTCAGGTTGAAGTATCGGCCGAGGCCCTCGACCGGCTGGGCCGGGTCGTGGACTTCGGTATCGTCAAGGCCCGCCTCGGAGCGTGGCTCGGCGAGAAGTGGGACCACGCATGTATCGTCGAGAGCGCGGACGAGGCCCTTGTCCGGTTCTTGGAGATGGAGGGTCAGAGGTTTTACCTCCTGCCCGGGCCGCCGACGGCGGAGCTCATGGCTGAGATTTTCTTCTCGGTAGCCGAGCGACTGCTCATTCAGGACGGAGTCAGGGTTGAGTCCGTCACGGTCTGGGAGACTCCCTCTTCCCGGGCGACCTTCAGGAGGACGTGATGTATTCGGTCTCTGAAATTTTCTGCTCGATTCAGGGAGAGGGGAGATGGTCCGGCCATCCGGCCATCTTTCTCCGTCTTTCCGGCTGTAACCTTTGGGACGGCCGGGACATTCATCGGGAAAGTTGCGCGAACTCTCGGGGGGCTATCTGTCCGAGGTTCTGCGACACTGACTTCACCCGGGCCCAGAGGTTCACTCTGGAAGACCTCATGCTGGAGCTCGACCGGATGGTCAGGGTCCGTCCCGGGATGGTCGTGATCACCGGCGGGGAGCCTCTTCTCCAGCTGGACGAGCCCCTGCTCGACGCCCTGAAGGGGAGATTCAAGCGGGTCCATATCGAGACGAACGGGATGGTCGAGCCCCTCTTCCCGGTCGAGCGGCTGGCGGAGGTATGGCTCTGCGTCTCTCCGAAAGTGAGTCCGGACAGGATTCCTTTGCTCCCCTACGCGGACGAGGTCAAGGTCCTGTATCCTTCTGTCCTGAGCCCCCTGCTCTTCCGGACGGACCGTCCCGGAGTCGAGTATTACCTTCAGCCGATTGACCCGGCCGGGAGGAAGGACAGGAACATCGAGGAGACTCTGGCCTTCATCCGGGAGCATCCGGACTGGGCGGTGTCTTTCCAAACTCATAAATTCGTGGGGCTTCAATGACCGAAAAAGAGCGTTTCGTTCAGGGAGTGGCTCAGGCGACGGCGGCCATGATGGAGGAGTTCCGGTTCCTCGGGGTCCCCGTGGACCATCCGGGGCTGAAGGACACTCCGCCGCGGGTCGGTCGGGCATGGTGGGAGCTTCTTGAAGGATACCGGATGGACCCGAAGGAGATTCTCTCTCGGGCCTTCCCGGGAGAGAACTACGACCAGATGATTGTCCTTCGTCAGATCACCTTCCACTCGACCTGCGAGCATCACCTTCTTCCCTTCTCCGGAGTGGCGACAGTCGGATACATTCCCCGGGGGGATGCGGTCGTCGGTCTCTCGAAGCTGGCTCGCCTCGTGGATGCCTATTCCCGGCGTCTCCAGATTCAGGAACGGATGACCATTCAGATTGCCGACGCTCTTGAAGAGAACCTGAACCCTTTGGGGCTCGGCGTGGTCGTCCGGGCGACTCACGACTGTATGGTTTGCCGGGGAGTCAAGAAGCCCGGGGCTGAGATGGTGACCTCGGTTCTCCGGGGGGCCGTAATAGAAGACTCCGCCGTTCGGGCGGAATTCATGGCACTGTCGAGATAGGAGGGGGTATGCAGATTATTCCCTATTACTCCATAGGCGGGTCCAAGTCGGAGATTGAGCTTCTCATGGAGGAGGGGGTCAAGAGCGTTCTCATCTCTTACGCATACATGTCGAAGGGGCTCCCCGAGTTTTTGGTCGACTTAGTCAAGAAGGGGAAGCTCACTCACGTCATGATAGACTCGGGGGCCTTCACCAATTACTCGAAGCCCGGGACCGTGACTCTTCCGGACTACATGAAGTTCCTCGAAGACTGGGCTCCCGAGGTGACGGAGTACGCGGTTCTCGATAATCTCCGGTCCCGGTCGGCTACCCTCGCAACCTACGAGAAGATGGTCGAGGCCGGTCTGGACCCGATGCTTATTGACCATATCTATTTTCCGTGGTCCGACAAACTGTCCCCCTACTATGCGACGGGAAAGAAGCTGGGGTGGGGAGGCATGGTCATCGGAGGCGCCGGGTCACGTGTCCCGAGGGCGAAGTTGGCCGCGTCAGTTGAGAAACGGGCGGGGTTTGCTCGGGAGGGGAAGAAGACTCCCATTCACCTCTACGGGGTGGGACAGCGGGCATGGAGATTCCTTCCCTACTTTGACGTGGTGACCTCCCTCGATTCGACGGCGTGGGTACGGGCGCCCTCCGGCTTCGGGGCCATCATGCACTATACCCCGGCAGAAGAGGCCGGGGAGTTCCCGAGGATGCGTTCCACTCACCACAAGGCCGAATACTCCCCGGAGCTCAAGGAAAAGATTCGCAAGGAGAAGCTGGACATGTCCTTCTGGAAGGATCGGGTCCGCTTTGCCATCCGGGAGTTCCAGAGATATTACCCGGCCCTTGAGAAGTTCTATGCGAAGAACGTGGGGAAGAACGAGGAGGAGTGGACAAGCCTCATCAAGCGGATGGACGCCGACTTCGAGGCTCCTTATGTTCCGCCGCCTCTGAGTCTCTACTTCTCGAACCTTCCCGACTCCGCAGTCTGGCCCGGTCAGGTTCTAGCGAAGAGAGAGCCCGAGGTTCAGGTGGATCTCCTGCCCGTCGACCTGACCGCTATCACTGACTTCCCCTCAGTGGTGAAGGCGTTCACCTCGGCCCGGGAGACCGGAGAGGTGGCCGCGTCCGAGGACGAGTGGGCCCAGCTCCTCGCCTCGGGGCTTGTCAAGGTCTCCCTTTCCGAGAGCCTTCAGAAGAGGGGCGGTAAGACCGGTTCTGTCGAGGTCCCCATCCTGAAGTCTGACGAGATGAAGCGGCTCGTCTATGGACCGGCTCTCATCCCCTCCGTGTTCGAGGCCGACGGGACCATCGTCGAGGGAGAGGCCGACGCTCAAGGGGATGTCGTCACGGCCGAGAACATAGAGGCGGCCGCGCACGACTACCTCGAAAGATACAACGAGTCCTCGCGGACTGGCTTCATGCACACGGCCTTCAACAAGGACATTCGAGTCGTCGAGTCCTACATCCTTCCGGTCGAGATGAAGTTCGGGAGCCGGACTCTTCCGAAGGGAACGTGGATGATAGTCATGCGAGTCCTTGACGATGCAGTCTGGGCCAAGGTATTATCGAAAGAGATTACCGGGTTCTCCATCGGTGGAGTGGCGAAAGAGTATCGACTCTTCGGCAAGGAAGGGGAGAAGGACGAATGAGTGACGCGAAGAAGGCGAGGCGGGAACTGATTCGGATTCGCGTGAATGAAATCTCCCCGGTGGACCGTCCGGCCATCGAGGAGTCTTTTGTCCTCATCAAAGCTCTGTCCGGTTCGACAACCCTTCCTCTTGCGGACGACGTGACGGAGTGGGATTCGACGGCGGCTCAGGGGCGCATCCTTGAAGCGTTCACGAAGGACGGAGAGACGGACTGGGGCAAGGTTCATTCGGCGGCGTTCTGGTATGACGTGGACAACGCCGAGAAGATGTCCGGGCACAAGCTCTTCTTTGCGGACATCGTGGACGGAACCCTGAAGGCCATCCCCCGGGGGGTGATTGCGGTCGCGGCGGTCCTTCAGGGGGCGCGTGGCGGAGTGGACATCCCCGAGTCGGACATCGACGGGGTGAGGGCGAAGGTGGCGACTTACTACAAGCGCATGGAACTTGGAGAGCCGCCGTGGGAGAAGAAGGCCACTGACGCGGATAGCGTCGGGAAGTCGGAGGGGAACATGAGGACGAAAGAGGAACAGGCGAAGGTCGCCAAGGTCATCGTGGAGAAGAGCCTTGCCCTGCACAAGGCGGCGGGGGAGAAGACCACTCTTCATGCGGCTCTCTTCGGAGAGAAGCTGGCTCTGGCGATGGCCGGAATCGAAGAGATTGCGGCTCGGGCCGGAGAGATGGAGACCGACGAACTGAGGGACAAGATTCGGGGCGTCTCGAATCTCCTCTGGTCCGCCGAGGACCTCGCTGGCGTCATCGGCCTGACCAAGAAGGTCCATAAGTCCCTCGAAGAAGGCGACGAGGCCACCGCGTTCGACGTCCTCTCGGAAGGTGTCAAGAATATGTTGGCCGAGCTGGAGAAGGCGAAGAAGGCCGAGGGCGAAGAAGACCCCGAGGAGAAGGCGAAGAAGGCCAAGAAGCCGGACGGTGAAGAGACCGACCCGGAGGCCGAGGACGAGGAAAAGACGAAGAAGGCCAAGAAGCCCGAGGAAGACTCGGAAGAGGACGACCCCGAGAAGAAGGCCAAGAAGCCGGAAGACGACACCCCTCCGGACGGCGAAGAGACCGATCCGGAGAAGAAGAAGGACACCTACAAGAGGCGTCTCACGAAGGCCCGCATCGAGAAGTTGACCTCCGCGTTCACGGCCCTCAGTGAAATCCTGAAGGAGCTGGGCGCGGACAACCTGTCGGACCTTTCGACCATGACCAAGTCGGTCGAGGGCGTCGAAGGGACCGAGGCCGTCATCAAGGTCGTGAAGTCCCTCGTGGGTCCCGGCGAGACCGAGATTCAGAAGAGGGCGAACGAGACCGACGCGCTCAAGGCCGAGGTTGAAGTTCTCAAGAAGAAGGTCGGCGACCTCGAACAGCTCGGAGTCACGAAGTCCCTCGGGGGCGACGGGGTTCCGGTCAAGAAGTCCGAGGGCTCCATGTGGAAGGGCGTCGTATAACCCGGGGAGGGGAGAGCGATGGAACACAAGAACGGGACGAACTTCGATTATCCGAGCTTCATCGGATGGGGCTCGGCTGACCTCCCCGAACTGGTCAACGTCTTCGCGGGAATCGACTCCCGCTTCACGACGGTCCTGAACCTCGTGGCGGCTCTTCAGGCTCGCATGGCCGAGCCGGTTGCCGACGTCACGGCTCTCAAGGCCATCAACACGACCGACGCGACGGCATGGCCGGACCGCATCGTCGTCTTCGTCGAGGGGGCGGCTCGCTACTTCTCCCTTGACAGGAACTCGACGGCGACCGAGGAGCTGGGCCCACCCGTCGAGGTCGTCGCTCCGACGACCGGGGTCGGACGCTGGCTCGTGGTCGAGGCGACCATCGGGACGGCGGACCTTGAAGACGCTTGCGTGACTCTGACGAAGGGCGCGGCCGACCTCATCGACTCCGCGAATCACACCTTCGACCCGGGGACGTCGGGGCTGGCCTCGACGAATCCGGAAGCGGCCATCCTTGAAGTGCTGGACCTTCTCGTCGAGCGCGGCCTCGTCGCCCCGGTGGACGCGGCTCTGGCCGGGGGCTCCATCCCGGCGGCTCCGGCGGACGGATACCGGGTCTTCTGCACCGCGACGGCGGGCGGTTTCGACGCCGGGAAGATTTACACCTACGACGGGACGGGGGCGACTTACGACGCCGGGGTGAGTCTGGCGGAGAAACAGGCGGTCCTCGTCGGGGGTGCGTCTCCGGACCTCATCGTGGTCGGCTCGGGCGGCGCGGTCGAAGCCTTCTCCCTGAAGGCGAATCAGGTGGTTCCGGCTCAGGTCGGGAACTTCGCCGCCCTCAACGCGGGAGGGGACCTCGTCGATTCCTTCCAGAGCTACAACACGGTCGCCCCGGTGGTCGAGGGGAACAATCGTTCTCTGGCCTCCATCCCGGCCAATTCGCTCGTCGCCGTTCAGGGCCATGAGACGGACGGCGCGGCGGCGGGGCAGTTGTCTGTCCCCCTTCTCGTCGGCGGGACCGCCCTGAATACGGATGACGGCTGGCTTTACGGTTCCCTGTCCGACGCGGCCGGGACCCGGATGGTCAATCTCTACTCCGATTCGGGTCGGTCGGTCCTCGTGGCCTCCGGAAGCAAGGTCGGGGACGGCGAGATTACGCTCGCCGAGGTGGGCAGCTCGGGTCTCTCGGGAAAGATTACCGTCACCTACACGGCCGACGGTGACTTCACCATCCTGACCCAGCTCTCCGGGACCCCGAACTTCCGCATCTTCGACGGAACGTCCGACGCGGCCGAGGACCTTATCGGCTCGGCGGTCTCGACGGCCATCGACGGAGCGGCCGTTCTCGTCATGGTCGGCCGGAGGGCTCGCGTCCTCGTCGAAGACACCGTCAATGTCGAGGCCGGAGATTCCCTCTACTTCAGCGCGACTGTCCCCGGCCGGGTGACCTCGGTGGACCCGGGTGGAGCGACGGTGATTGCGACGGCTCTGACCTCGGTCGTGGGCGGCACGGACGAGACGGTCTGGCTCATGTTCAAGTAAGGGGCTTCGATGGGGGTTCCCCCGGGTTGGGGAGTCTGCTATTATGGAATTGCAGGGCGGTAAAGCCCACGGACTTTAGGAGGACTTAAATGTCGAACATGACCAATGAAGAGCTGCTTCAGAAGGCGGCAATCACGACCGACGCGCTGGCGTCGGCGGGTAAACTGAACCCTGCTCAGAGCGCGAAGTTTCTGGACTACGTCGTCGAAGAAGCGAAGCTGAAGAGCATCGCTCGCGTCGAGCGGATGTCCAAGGGCGAAGCGTGGGAAATCGACAAGATCGGTGTCGGCCGTCGCGTGGCGGTTCCGGCCTCCGAAGCGCAGGACCCGAAGATTCGTCGGGGCGTCACGACCTCCAAGGTCACCGTCGTCCCGAAGGAAATCATGGTCCCCTTCGAGCTGGGTGACCAGTTCAAGCAGGTCAACATCGAAGGCGACGACGTCGAAGACGTCATCGTCCGCATGATGGCTCGTCAGGCCGCCAACGACCTCGAAGAGCTGTTCCTGAACGGCAACACCCTCGGCGCGGCGGTTCTCGAATCCGAATACATGGACGGCGGAAGCGACACCCATTACCGCAAGGACTCCTACCTCGCCCTCTACGACGGCTTCCTCCGTCTGGCGGACGCGGGCGGCTCGGTCGATGCGGCGGGCGCGAATGTCGCGGCGGCCATCTTCGGTCAGGCCATGAGGCAGATGCCGACCAAGTTCCGCAGGAACCGGCAGAACCTCCGCTGGCTCATGCCGAGCGACATCCTCGAACTGTGGCAGGAAAAGATTGCCGCCCGGGCGACCGGAGCCGGTGATGCGGCCCTGACCGGGTTCGACGGTATGCCGAAGATTTTCGGCGTCCCGGCAGTCGACGTCCCCCTGATGCCCTTCGAGTCCCGCGTGGTCGAACACGTCACCCTGAACGGAACGACGGCGGTCAATCTCCGCTACGCCCCGGTCAAGGATGTCGTGGTCACCCCCTCGACGCTGGGCGTCGTCCCGACGGCGGCCTACATCTCCGCGACGGACTACACGGTCAGCCTCGCCAACGGGACCATCGTCCGTATCGGCGGCGGTGCAATCACCGACGGTCAGGTGGTCAAGGTCACCTACACCGCTCGTCCGCAGATTCTCCTGACCGCGCTCCAGAACCTCATCATCGTTCTGGCGAAGGAAATCACCATCGAGAAGGACAGGGACATCTTCCGGGGCGTGAATCAGTACGCGATTCGCATGACGGCTGGCGTCGGAATCGAAGAAGACACGGCCCTCGTCAAGGTGAAGAACCTCGGCACGAGCGTCTGATTCCCTCACTTCCTCAGGAGGACCCATGCCCTCTCTCATCCCTGAATACCTCGAATTCGAGCTGGCTTCCGGCGGACCCGTCTCCTACGGCTTCCCCGGTGGCGATGTCTGGGTAAGAGGCAAGATTTACGCGACGGAAGACCCCGCCGTGATAAGACTTGTCCTCGGGTCCTCGACCTTCAAGGTCGTTCACTCCCGGGGTTCCGTCCCGATTCCGAAGATGCTTCTCGTTGACCCGACCCCGATTGCGGCTCAGGCCGCCCGGTCTGTCCGGGCGGGGGTCGTCACCTCGGTCCCCTCCGCGACTGTCGCTATGCGTCTCGTGGAGGAGGCCAGAGGGACGGCGGAGAGGGCGAGGAAGGCCGTTCTCGCGGCCGCCACGCAGGAAGACCCTGCCGAGGCCCCGGAGGGGCTGGAATCGCCTCCCAAGGGGTCGGAACGGGGCGTCCCCGAGGATATCCCCGAGTACGACGTCCGGACGAAGAGAGACGAGCTTCTCCAGATTGCCGGTCGGTTCGGGGTGGAGGTCCCCGGGGACCAGCCGTCCAAGGCCCAGATAGTCGCTTGCCTCGACGAGTTCTTTGCGACGAGGAGGGAGCCGTGATAATCAAGTATCTCGGAGAGACGACTCTGGAGCTGGAGCTCCCTCCGTCCTTCAAGGGACGTCGGGGAGTTCTGCGGTTACTCCCGGACAGGCCGACCGAGGTCTCCGAGGCCGAGTGGCTTGTCCTCTCTCAGAGGGGCGTCCCTCACAAGGTCCTCCATCGGAAGGTCGAACCCCTGAAGGTTCCCCCTCAGGTCGTCTCCTCCGAGGTCCCGGAGAAGCCCCCCATCAAGAAGGGGAAGGGGCGGAAGACCCGGGGGGCGTGATGCGAGTCAATCTGGCGGACGGCACGACTCTGACGTTCGACCTTGACTCCGCAATCGACCGGACCCGCTGGGAATCCTTTCAATCCGATTACAACAAGCAACAGCAGATTAGGGGTGTCGTCTTGACTGGGGGAGGGATGGAGGTCGCCGTCCCTTCTCCGCTTCGCTTCAGGAGGGTTGACCGGCTCGTCGAGAGATGCCTCCGTCCCGGGACGGAGGAGGTTCTCGCGGAGAAGGTGACAATCCTTGCAGACGACGTGAGTTTGGAAGTGCTATCATATACGGGAAGACCGGTCGTTAGGGTATCCCTGACTCGCTCCGGTCGTCCTATGTTCTTGTCGCATTACCGGAGGGACCATGAATAAGATGTTGATGGGACAGTGGTCAACGCATCGGGAAGAAGCCGGGACTCCGGTGACCGCTGACGCGGCGATGTCAGGAACTTTCCCGGTCCGGACCGGGGTTCTCAATACGGCGGGCTTCGAGTCCATCCGGGCGGTCGTGGACATCGGCGGAGGGACGACCCCGAAGGTGACCATCGACTGGTTCTCCTACGATGCGGAGCTGGACTCCCCGGGTTCGGTGGGAGCCTTCCATCTTCTCGGGACTTCGACCGACGTGACTCCCGGGGGAATCGTGGACCTGACCACTTTCGGACATCGGGTCTTCGCCCGGGTAACGACCGTCTCCGGTTCGCCGACGAGCTTCCGGATTCGGGTGACTCCGGGGAAGGTTTCGGTGGCATAGGGGGTCTCATGGGCGTCTCTCTGATTAAGTCCCGAGCGACGTCGCCTCGGGACCTCGTCCTCTACTACGGAATCGACGGGCTGGCCTCCGACCCCTTCAAGGTCGAGCTTGAGCTTCTGAACGGCTCGACCGGGGCCTCTGTTCTTGCGAAGCAGGACATCACCTCGACCGGCCGCCTCGGTCTCGGCCAGTACGGACTCCCGAGTTGGACTCCGTCTTCGGCTCTGGCCCGGGGGAGGGCGGTCTGGTATGTCACCCCGACGGCCGGGGCCCCTGTCGTTCAGTTTGAGAGGGATTTCGAGGTCCTCGACTCGGTGGTCTCCCAGACTTCCGGGGTGGGACTGGTCCTTCTCGACGACCTCAGACAGGCGGGTTTGACGACGGCGATGGCCTCGGACGCCAAGGTTCACTTGGCCGTCCTGAGGTGGTCGGCCCTCATCGAGAAGGTCGCTCGCCAGAGATTCCGGCCGACCTATGACCGGGTCAGGGTCCGGGGGGAATCAGGCTCCGGACAGATTCCTCTCCCGGAGACGCTGGCCGTCATGACCGAGATTTACGTCAACGAATCGACGACCCCGACGGACATCACGAACTTCCGGGTCTTCGGCGGGGCGGCCTTCGAGAGGGGACACCCCTTCATCGAGGTCGCCAGTTCTCTCGACTTCTTCGCACCCTCGACGGCCCTCGGAGGCTTCGTCTCCGGGATGAGGCAACACGTCGTCGGTCTCTGGGGGCTTTTCGACTCGGTCACCGGACGGGCCCCGGAGGAGATTCGACAGGCTTGCATTACCGGGGTCATCCTGACCTTGGCTCCTCACTCCTCCTTGGTCGGGGGGGCGATGTCCGGACGAATCAAGAGGGAGAGGACAGACAATCACGAGATAGAGTACGCCATCTCGACAGGGAACATCTCGGGCTCTCTCTTGGCTCTCCTGAAGGACCCGGCGATTCGAGACGCAATCAATCTCTATCGCGGCCCGGTGACGGTGGCCGCTCCTTATGGAGGACTTTGAGATGCCGGTCCCGAATCTCCTCCATCCGGTCAATGTCGTGGTCGAGCCCGGGGCTCCTGCGACGACTCGCTTCGACGAGGACGCGAGGGAGCCGGTCCGGACGATGGAGAGGATGAGTCCGATATCCTTGCTCGCTCAAGTCGAGTGGGCGATAGCTTCTCCGAAGGCGTTCGCGGCTGGCCCGGTTCAGGGCGCGGCCGGGTATATCTTGGTCCGGAAGGTGGACATCGACGCGATTCCCTACTCCCCTCGCCGGGGCGATAAGATAACGACCATCGGGAATCAGACGACGGACCTTTATGTCTCCCACGTCGCTCCGACGGGACACTACACGGACGCGGGGGGGACGACGCTTTATCGGATATGGTTCGAGGACCGGAGGCCCGCCTCCGGAGTGGCGAGGACATAATGGCTTCGGTGTCGGTGAAGTTCACGGGGGAGTGGAAAAAGCTCGCCCTGATAACGGACCCCTCAAAAATGAGCCCGATTCTCCGGAAGTACGTCGGACGGGCGACGAGTCGGAACGCTTATCTCGCGGCCGCCGCAATCCGGAAGGCGATTCGAGCCGGGGGCTTCACGGCGAACGCCCCTCTCACCGTCGCGGTTAAGAGATCCTCGAAGCCGCTGGTCGATAACGGCGAGCTCTTTAAGGCGGTCACAGTCGGGATTCACGGCTGGCGGTCGGCCTTTGCCGGTCTGATTCGGATGAGTGACGACCCCAAGGACCCGGCGAACATCGGACTTGTTCTCCACGAGGGGACGACGATGGAGGTGACGGGGGAGATGCGGGCCCTCTTCGACTTCCTCTTCAAGGTCACGGTGAGGGGGCACTCCCCTTCCATCCTGACCGGCAGGGCGAAGGAGCTCTATGAGAGGAATCCGACGGCCAAGTGGTATCCCCTGAAGGAGACGACCGTCGCCATTGTTATTCCGGGGAGGCCCTTCGTGAAGGAGGCGATGACCCCGGAACTGAAGGAACAGATTCTCCAGAACTGGACTCAGGCGGTCGAGGACGCTTATACCTCGGCGGGTTAGGAGAGACGGATGCTCAGGACAATCTCTCATGCAATCGAGTTCCCCTTTCACGCCTATTCGGGGATGGCCTTTTCCGACCCGGCCCTTATTCATATCGACTCGGACAGGAACCTCCTGAAGCTGAAGCCGGTCAAGGGGAAGTATTCGACGACGGCGAATATCAAGGCTCGACCTCCGGTCTTCGAGGCCCGGGCGATGACTCGCCTCCTCGGGTTCGACCTTTCCTTCTCGGCCCCCGAGGAAGACGTCGGAGCGGCTACGACGGGAGTCGGCCTCCGTCTCTATGACGGGACTTCGGAGAAGTATTGGAACGGGACCGGATGGGTCGTGGCCGGGGCGGGGAACTGGAACACCTTGGCCGAGATTCAGGCGCACCTCGGGACCTTCCCCCTGAGTTCGAGTCGATTGCTGGCTCCGGTCTTCAATCTCTGGACGAAGGACCCGAGATACACCCCAGAGGTCTCCCGGGCGGTCTTTCTCTTCTCGGCCGAGGTCCCCTCCTTCGAGGAGCTCTGGGTCCTGAGGACCTTGGTCCCTCGGATGAAGGAGATTCGTCCGGAGGCCGACCTCATAGCTAAGTGGGCGACAAGCGGGACCTCCTTCGACTTGAACGGGCTGACTTTCGAGGAGCCGCTCGGGGAAGGGCTGGATGGGATAACCCTCGTTTTTGGTCTCTGGGACCTGACCGCCGACCCGGGGAGGTCGAATAATCTGGCCTCGGCTTTCAATCCTTCGACGAAGGTCATCACCTCCTCCGCTTCGATTGCGGCGGGACACGAGGTCCTTATTCGAGTCGGATACACCCCGGTCGTCGCCGTCCTCACTCATCCGGACTACAACGAGCTCTCGGGAGTTCCTTGTATATCGGTTGCCTCGGTAGTCGAGACTACTTCCGGAGACTCTCCGGTTCAGGAGACGACCATCGCCCGGATGACGGGGGCTGGTCGAGGGGTCCGGCTTCGACAAGTGGACTATTTGATATCGCTCCGAGCGACGGCATCGAGGCTCGTGGACCTTCTGAGATTGACCTCTGCTCTCAGGACTAACTTTCTCAGATTGCCCGTGCTACAATGCAAAGAGGTCGGGGCGTTTGCTGACCTCTGGGTCAGTGAAGGACTGAATCAGACGGCCTCGGCCGGTAAGGGACATTTGCAGGAAGCCGGACTAATAGTCCGGATTAGTCACGCTAAGGTCTGGGATTACGAGGAAACACAGGGGACCGGGGTCGTCCGGACGGTGGTTTCGTTGCAAGAGGATTGACGGGAGGTAGGTATGGCAATTCGTCGGTTTGGCCCGGTCAAGGGCGCAGGGACGGTCGTCGTCGAGAAGACGGGGGCCCAGTCCATCACGCCGAGCGCGTTCGGCGTCATCGGGGTCGTCGGCCAGTTTGAGCGCGGGGAAGTCTCCCGGGCCGCTGCACCGAGGGCGAACTACTGCGGAGGTCCGGCGAGCTTCGCCGCGAAGATGGGCGGCCGGATGGCCGGGTCCATAACGCCCGACGCCGTTCAGGACTACTTCTCGCACTCCGAAGGAGCGGGCGAGGTCGTCGCCGTTCGCGTGACGGACGGGACCGAGAAGGCGGCCCGGGTGGACCTCTACTCGCGTCACTGGGGTGCGGGGGCGGAGAGCCATCTCTTCCCGAGCTCCGAGCTCGACAATCAGTCCCAGACCAAGGTCCCGGTCCTCAGGGTCACCGCGAAGAACGGCGGCCGCTGGGGTGGTCGCAAGCGGCAGCTTCCCTTCGGAAGGGTGACTGTGGCGACTGCGGTCGAGGAGACCTCCATCGACCTCGGATGCACGATGAGGGAGAACGAGTTCGCGGGAGCGACTCTTTTCATCATCGAGCTCCTCAAGTCCTACGAGGTCGTGGCGAACACGACTGCCGGGGTCCTCGTCCTGAAGTCCGACTGCACGCTCCTGACCGACGCCGGTTCCGAGACGACCCTCTCCGGAGTCGTCGGCCTCGACAATCTCGAACTGGAGACCGGAGCCCGGAAGGGGCTCGGTGTTCGGGTCAAGGAAGCGACCATCGACCCGTCGGTGAACTTCGGTCTCGAAGTTTACGTTGACGGAGAGCTCGTCCTGAACTACGACACCCTCTCGATGGACCCGGCCTCGGCCTACTTCATCGAGAGCCTCGTGAACGAGGATTCCTCGAACACCTACGTCGAGGTCGAGAGCCTCCTGCCCGATGGGACGACCATCGTCCCGGACCTTCGTCCGGCGAATTTCTACGGACGTCTGGTCGAACTGACCGCCACGGAAGCCCGCTTCCGGACGGCTCAGGTCGTTCAGGCTCCGGCCAATGTCCGGGTCGTCTCCGTTCAGTGCGAGCCCCTCCCGGCCGAGTTCATCTCCTCCGGGCTTCGTATCGTCGGGACGTGGAATCTCGGGACCGGGCATTATGACACCGAGATTCGCGGCATCCGCCACGAGGCGAACGGGGACGAACCGCTCCCGTTTCCGGGGGCTTTCTTCGACGTCGGAGTCGGGGAGCAGTACCACAAGCACATCACGGCCGGGGGCGTGGACCTCATCATCGACCACGAGGCGGCGGTCGCCGACGGAGCCCAGCTCATCATCGAGGTCCTCCCGCTGGAGACGGCGAGCCTCGAAGGGGCCATCTTCGTCCCGGACGCCAAGAACGCTCCTTACCGGAGATTCCGGGTCGTTCGCGGGGACTTCGAGTCGGTGGTCATCGAGAGCGGCGACCCCCGGACGATTCCCGTCTCGACGCTGGCCTCGGTCCGGGGTTCGGTGGCCGGACCCTTCGACATCTCGACCGGGGTCAATGACCTTCTTCAGGTCAAGGTGGATGGATACACTTCGGTCGCCGTGACGCTGACCGCTGGAGCCGAGAGAACGGCGGCCCAGATTGCCACGGACATCAACACGGCCTTCGACGCCATCTTCGGGACCGGAGTCCTGAACCCGGCCCGGGCAGTGGGGAACTATCTGGAGCTGGTTTCCCCGGGCTTCGCCGGTCGCGGACATCACTCCTCGATTAAGCTGGACTCGGTGCTCGGTCCGGCCTACTCGACTCTGGGTCTGGTCGAGGGAGACACCTTCGGAATCGACTCGACAGGGCCGGAGGCGGCGGAGCTGGTCTCCCGGGTGGTCGGTCCGTTCGCCATCACCGGGGCGTCCAATGACGGGTACTCCTTCAAGGTCGATGGCCGGAAGGAGGTCTCCGGGACCCTCACGGCCGGAGCCGCAAGAACGGCGGCTCAGATTGCGACGGAATTGAACGCGGCTTTCGATGCGGTCTTCGGGGCCGGGAACGTGAATCCCTTCTCCGTTTACACCGACGACAGCGGCGACCACTTGAAGGTGACCTCCCCGGGATTCGACGGCGGCGGACCGGCTTCGAGCATCGAGATTCTCGCGGCGGCGAACGATTGCTACGAGACCCTCGGATTCCTGCCCTCTTCGGTGTCTCCGCTGGTTCGGGGTCTGGCCGGGGCCGAAGGGATGCTCATGTATCTCGACGAGCCCGCGAACGGACACGACGGAGGGGCCCCCTCGGATCAGGACTACATCGACGCACTCTCCATCTCGAATTCGCCCTTCAATAAGGTTGAGGGAAAGGGGAAGGGTGTCCTTCAGCTCATCGTACCCGGGGTGACCTCGACGATGGTTCAGAAGGCGGGTATCGCCTACGCCGAAGCCAAGAATCACGTCTTCGTGGTTCAGGCCCCGGTGAGCCTAATCGACGAACAGGCCCTCGTCGATTACTTCAACGGGACTATCGGTCGGTCGGACTTCGCCCTGACCTACGTCCCCTCGTTCGCCTACGTTCAGGACCCGGATGGAGCCGGGGCCCTGAAGCTCGTGGCGACCGCTCCGATGGAGATGGGCCGGGATGCCCTCTTCGCCCGGAACGGGCTGGCTTACTCCCGTCCGGCCGCCGGTCTGGACGCGACTCTCCCGAGGATTGTCAAGCTCCCGACGACCCAGAGCGACGGCGACGACCGCCAGCTCAATGAGGAGATTCTGACTCCGCAGGGAATCAACGTCATCCGGAAGAAGAAGGGGAATTACGTCGTCTGGGGCGCGAGGATGCTCTGCCGGGACACGAACTTCCAGTGGAAGTCCCACCGCCTCCAGCTCTCCCATTATGAACATACCATGATGGAGGAGTTCGACTGGGTTATCTTCATGCTGAACGACGCGGCTACGCGGCGTCAGTTGAAGACCGTCTTCAACGGCTTCTTCGCCCCGGAACTGGCGAAGGGCGCGATTCTGGGCGGGAGTCTGGAGGATGCTCTCCGGCTGAAGATTGACGAGGAGAACAATCCTCCGTCCGAGGTCGGAGCGGGGAACCTGAACGCCGAGATGTCCCTGAAGTTCCCGGATATCGTCGAGCGTTTCGTCATCACCATCAACAAGGCCGGTGTCTTCGAGGGCACGTCGTAATTGAGGGAGGGTCATCATGTCGGTTAAGGGCGCAATCAAAGAGGATCACATGCCGCTGAACAAGTATGAGGTCACGGTCGCGGGGCTTCCCCCGCTGACCTTCATCAACGTCTCGGGGATGGAGAACGAGATAGAGGCGGTCACCCTCCCGGACCGGACGGTCGCCTCTGGCGGCCAGACGAAGCCCGGGACGTTCACCGCCAAGGTCCCCCTCCATCACACCATCGAGAGGAAGGCTCTTGAGGCGTGGCATCTGGAGAACAAGGACCCGAAGTCTCCGACAGCCAAGAAGGTCGCTACCTTCACGGCTATCTCTGGAACCGGGACCAACGCGGCGGCCTTCACCCTCCTCGGGGTCTGGCCGACTAAGTGGGGCCTGCCGGAGTTCTCGATGGAGAACGAGGGCGAGATGGCAACGCAGGAATGGTCGTTCAGCTTCGACGACATTCTGCCCCTGAGTTAGTCGCTCCTTTCAGGAGCCTCAACAATCCCTGAGGGGAAATTGGGAGGTTATCAATGTATCTCACGACAGTAGGAAAAAGAGGAGACGTTCTTCCCGTCGGGCTGGCCCCGGCCGGAGGACTCGTCCGCGCTCAGGATTTCAGTTTCAAGAACTGGACATCGACGGACGAGGTCGCAATCGGCCGCATCCGGGACAAGGACAGGACCCTGAATGAGGGAGAATTCGTGACGAGGGTTCTCGCCCACTTCCTCCGGACGTGGTGCGGGGTTTCTTTCGATGGGCTCGATGACGTCTCGAAGCTCCTTCTCCTGAAGAAGTCCTCGGCCGCAGACGTTCTCTATGCGTGGTTCCGCCTGAGGCAGGACGTCCTCGGGAACAATTACACGATGGATATGTCCTGCGGGAATTGCAAGCATCCGATTCCATACGAGATTGACCTCGGCTCGACTGAGGTCTTCGTGACGGACCCGGATGAGGACCCGACGTGGGAGTTCGAGCTGGCCGACGGGGTCGAGTGGATGGATAAGACCCGGAAGGTCCTGACCCTCCAGCCGATTCCGTGGGGAGTTCAGGAGAGGGTCTATGCCGGGGAGGAGGGCGAAGGGACTGTGAACATCGGGACCATGAAGCTCGCCCTCGTGACTGGCTCCATCATTCGTCTTGAGGGGATGGACCATGACGTCGCAATCCCCTCCGGAAGACTCCAGTTCTCGAAGCGGGACCTTGAAGGTCTGTCCTCCTCCATCGTGGAGATGAACCCGGGCCTCGACCTGATAGTCGAGGTCGAGTGCCCGAAGTGTCACCTCAGGCTGAGACGCCCGGTGAACTGGGTCTATGACAGTTTTTTCTCCGTCGAGGCTCCGGCTTCTTCCGGTGGGCGGACCTCGACCAAATCCGGGAGGAGTGCTTTGCGCTCGCGTATGGGATTAAAGGAATCGGCGGACTCCTCGAATCCATGCGACCCGGAGACCGACACTGGTACCTCGTCCGACTAATTCGGCAGAAGAAGGCCGAGGCCAAGGCGGTCGAGGACGCTCAGGCGGCTGCAAGAACCCGCAAGTGAGGACAACCCATGTTTGAAGAACTTGGTCTCGGTATCAAGCTGACGTTCGACACGGGCGATGCCGAGAAGAAGATGGCACTCCTTAACGCCTCACAACGGAAGATGAAGGAGGGCTTCTCCGACATTCGCTCCGGGGCGAACGAAGTCATGGCGTCTCTGGCGACCTTCGGCGCTGTGGCGACCGGTGGAGCCGCTCTCGCGGTCCGGGAATACGCCAAGCTGGAGACCGGTCTGGCGAAAATCGGAACCCTTCTTCCCGGTGGAATCAGCGAAGCCAAAGAGATGTCCGGGGCACTCGAAGAGATGTCCATGCAGTTCGGGGTCTCGCTCGGGAAAATCTCTGAGGGTACATTCGAGGCCATCTCTGCGAACGTTGGGACAGGGCAGAAGGCCCTTGACTTCGTGGCCGTCGCTCAGAAGGCCGCGACCGGTGGCTTCACTACCACAGCCACCGCAGTTGACGGGCTGACGAACGTCATCAATGCCTACGGAATGGACTCCTCGGAGGCGATGCGGATTGCGGACGAGATGTTCCTTGCGAATCAGTACGGCAAGACGACCTTCGAGGAACTGTCCCGGTCCATCGGACAGGTGGCTCCTACTGCGGCTCTGGCCGGGGTCGGGAGTGACCAGCTCTTCGCTGCAATCGCCGCCATGACGAATCAGGGTATTGATACCTCGATGTCCGTGGTCTCCCTGAATCAGGCGATGCTCGCCTACATCTCTCCCACGAAGGAAGCGGCCACCGCCGCCAAGCAGTTCGGAATCGAGCTTACTCCGACGACCCTCCGGACGAAGGGTCTGGCCGGGGCTCTGGCCGAGGTGGAGCAGAAGGTCGGGAAGGACGAGGAGGCTCTGGCGAGCATCTTCGGGAACGTCCGCTCCTTCCGAGCGGCGGCGGTATTGGCTGGGACCGGGGCGGAGTTCTTCAACACGACCCTCGGGAAGATGCACACAGAACTCGGAATCACGGACAGGAACTTCAAGGACGTTTCGGGGACTCTGTCCTTCCAGTTTAGCCGGGTCGTCGAGACCGCCCGGGTCTTGGTCGGGAAGCTCGGCGGGGCACTCGTCGAAGAGTTCGGAATCGGGAGCGCGGCCGGGGGCGCGGCGGACTGGCTCGCCAAGCGCGTCGATGGAATCACGGAAGCGGCCCGGGGAATGTTCAGGTTCCTGAAGACCGGCTTCGACCAGCTCGGTCTTGCCGACCAGTTCGACCGGGCAACGGCAGCCGCCGCTCGTCTGGGTCAGACAATGGAGGGGATGGGGAAGGACGGAGGTCCGGCCGGGGATCTGAAGGCGAAGTTCGCAGCTCTAGGAGTCCTCGGAGTCGTCCTCTCTCCTCTGGCCGTCTTGCTGAAGCCCATCTTCGGTCTCTTCGGGGGACTGCTCAAAATGGGGGGCGGACTAAGCAAGGTCTTTCAAGGGCTCAGTGGAGCTATCAGTGGAACGTCGGGAGCACTGCTAGCTGGGACCAAGGTTATCCCGGTCGTCGGCTGGATAATCACCGGGATCACTCTCTTGGTTCAGGCTATTCGGGAAAATTCCGGGGGGCTCCGGGATGTACTGGCGTCTGTAGGGGCTGGTTTCGTCGATCTTTGGCAGAATGGCGTCTCTCCTTTTATCTCGGCGGTCTCGAATTATTTGGGGCCAATAATTAGCACTTTGCTGGTCCCGCTCGGAGCGGCTCTTGGGGCCGTCCTTAAGACAGTCTCGTCGGCTTTGGTCTCTCTGCTCGGTCCCGTTTTCCGCCTCGCTTCGGCTGTGCTTAAACTGGTCGGAAAAGCGCTCCGGCCGTGGGTGACTGTAATCTCGAATCTCTCGACTCTCGTTATAACGAGATTCAAGGGAGGATGGGATAATGCTATAACGAAGGGGTTTCGTCAGATAGGTGGACTCGTGGATGTCTTGGCTCGCGGAATAGACTGGTTGACAGGCCTTCTCGATGGATTCTTGCGTCGGCTTGACTCCCTCTTCGGGATTACGGCGAGAATCCCTTCGTTGAAGGCAGCCTTCGACACCTCTCCGGCTCCCGATACTTCAGGACCCTTCGGCGGTCTTCCGGCCACGGGCCCCGGAGCCTCGGAGAAGAACAGGATCCATGACCAGTGGCTCAAGGAGGCTGAGGACAGACAGGCGGCTGAGGTCTTTGAAGCGTTGACCGGGGAGAAGGCTCAATGGGTCGAGCAGTCCATCTTCCAGTACACTCAGGCGATGGAAGACACGAGGAAGGACGAGGGGGAAGCGCAAGTGAACGTCGCGGTCAATATCGACGGACGGAAGGTGGCGAAGGCCACGGCCAAGGTCGGGCTGGACATCATGGAAAGGTCGGGGAACGACATCACTCCGTACCAGCGGAGAGCGATTGTGGAGAAGGGCGCATGGCCCCGGATGGCATGAGGTAGAGTATGCCCGCGACGAAGACGATAGGTCAGGTTCCTCCGTGGGTCCTGATTAAGATGGACCCTCCCTTCACTCCCATCGTCGGACAGTTCTTCGCCGAGGACTACTCTGAGGACCTTGCGACGGAGTGGGGGGATATCAATATCGCTCACCGGTCAGAGCCCGCGCTTCAGTGGCTCAGGGGTGGCGCGGACACGGCCACTTTCCGGACGACTCTCTGGGCCGAAGGGGACACCTCTGGACTCGGTATCGCCAAGGCCGTCGCTACGGCGGGGCTGGCTGTCGCTGGAAGCGCGATTACGGCGGCTGGAGGGGAGGTTGGCCGGGCGGCAGGAACGGCGGTCGGCGGAGGAGCAGTCGCGGCTGTGAATGCGGTCGTTCAACAGCTCCTCAAGGCCCGCCCAATTAGCGCACAGCTGGAGGACCTGAAGGCGGCCATCCGTCCGGACCCGAAGCTCGGACGGCCTCCGACCTTTATGTTTTTCTGGGGGAAGGACATCTTCTTCCACTGTGCCGTGAAGGGGCTCGGTGGGGTTTCCTACGACGAGCTCTGGAGTGATGGGTCTCTGAAGAAGGTTTCCCTGAACCTCTCCCTTCGTATCATCCGGAGCCCTTACTCCATCGACCCGACCGACCCGACGGCCCCCGAGCATCTCTCCTTCTACAAGGCCGTTCTTCCGGGGGACACCTACGAGACCTTGGCCGGTCGGGAATACGGGGTCCCTCTCTTCGGGGCTATCCTGAGGCAGGAGAATACGGTCGCCTTCCCGAAGGCAGGAGACATCGTTCGACTCCCCTCCCGGAATCATTTTATCGGAAAGACGCTGAAGCCTCAGGCTTACGCTCTGGGGGACTCTGAGGACGCGAAGGCGGCCCGGGCCGAGCTCTTCGATGAGCGAGCCGAGACAGGACTCTATCCGAGGATAACGAGATGAGCCGAGACTTCATGGCCCCCGGGCTGGCGGTCAAGGTCGGGGACTCTCTCGTCGGGGAGGACATCACCTCGGCGGTTATCTCCGCCGAGTTCGAGCACACAACGGACATGGTCTCGAAGGTCACCATCACCCTCGACAATCGGGGGATGAGGTTCTCCGACGCTCAGGTCTTTCAGCCGGGGAATGAGGTCTCTCTTTATATGGGCTACGGCCCTGAGCTGGCTCACATCGGGAGGGGGGAGATAATCCGTCATCGCCCGAACTTTCCCCGGGAAGAAGCTCCAGTCTTGACCATTGTTGGTTACGACCGCTCCTTCCGTATGATGCGGGAGGAGATGGAGATAAAGGGCGGCGGGGGGGAGGCTCCGGAGAAGAAGAAGGACGAGTCGGGCCGGTTGTGGAAGGGGACGCTCAAGGAGTGCGTCACCGCTCTCTTCTCGAAGTACGGAATCAAGCCGGTCGTCGAGGAGTCGATAGCCTCGATTCAGGTGAAGTTCACTCAGAAGAAAGGGACCTCGGACTATAAGGTCCTCCGGGCTCTGGCGAACCTCTACGGATGCGAGACCCATACGGAGTGGAACGACGAGACGAAGGAGTGGGAGGGACACTTCCGGGCGGCCATCAACGGTAAGTCGAATCAGTCCGAATTCTACACCTTCAGATACGCTCAGGGGGAAGCCTCCACCCTTCTTGAGATTGACCTTGATTACTCCATCTCGGAGACCGTGACGGAGGTTCAGGCGTGGGTCTGGGACCGGGGCGCGAACGGGGGAGAGGGGGACTGGCTCCCCCTCGTCGAGGAGGAGAAGGAGAAGGGGAAGAAGGAGAAGTTCTCGGCGGGGACATTCGGAGACACGGCCTTCCCCGGGGGACAGGTTGACCCCCTCCAGTTCCCGACGCGCCTCAAGCTCTCCGCCTCCGGCCACGCGGTCGAGATTTTGACCCGGAGATTCCGGGACCCGGTCGAGGCCCAGATTTACGTCAAGCTCTGGCTTAACGCCTACAAGGATTCCTTCGTCGAGGCGACTGGGACGGTCATCGGGATTGAGACCCTCCGGGCCGGACAGGTGCATGTCCTTGAGGGACTCGGGGCCCGGTTCAGTGGGGAATACTATTGGTCAATGGCGCGGCACTCGTGGAAGTCCTCGGAGGGATACGAGGTCGAGTTCACCGCGAGGAAGGTGGTCGAATGAGTTCGATTGTTCAGGCCAAGGTAAGTAACATCGAAGACCCCGAGAAGCGGGGGAGAATCAAGGTCGAGTGTCGGGCCTTCCTTCCGGAGGGGACCGAGCTCGACGAGTGGATTGAACCGATGTTCCCCTACACCGGGAAGAACGACGCGGGGATTTTCTTCGTCCCGGACAAGGGGACTCAGGTCGAACTTGAATATCAGGACTCTGACCTTGCGGACGAATCGCCCGGACAGGGCTTCATCCGGTTCCCCGACTTCCGCTGGAGATGCTGTCTCTACTCCTCGACGGCCGACGTCCCGGCCGAGTTCCGGGAGAACTACGGGAAGAGGATGGGATGGAAGACCCCCGAGGGGTCTCTCTTCATGTTCGACGACACGGACAAGTCCTTCCTCCTGAAGGCGGCGAAGGTCATCGTCGATTCGGATGACATCAAGCTCGGGGCCGACGCGGACGCGGAGCTGGTTCGTCTCCCGGATCTAAAGACTTATTTGACTCAGTTGAACTCGGCAATATCTTTGGCGACCGCCCCCCCGGGCGGGGGGACAATCACATGGACTCCTCCGACTCTTCCGGCCTCCTTGGGGACGACCAAGGTCAAGGCAAAGTGAGAGAGGGGTGTTAGAATAGAGACGGGAGGTGTCTCATGGCTCAAGGGTTGGCGATTCCGGTTCGGGTCGGTCCTCGTGGAGGGGCGGCCCTCAGCAAGGGTGACCGGGAGAACGGGAAGGTCATCCTCCTGTCGATGGGCGAGGGGGACAATGAGCATCCGTGGAACGGAGACGTCGGACTGGATGCTCCTCTTTTCTCGATTCAGCAGGAGGGGGTTAATGCCCTTGTCGAGTCGAGGATTCGGCAGCACTTCGAGAGACTGGCCCGGGGCGACCGAGCGAAGTTGATGCGGGTTGAGTTCGCCTCGGGGACCCCGGGAGAGCTCGCCGTCGGTGTGAAGTATCTGGACATCGAGACCGACGAAGAGAAGACGGTCCTGAAGACCGTGGCGAGGGAGGGCGTCTGATATGGCCGGAACGATTGAGACTCCTCGGTTTCGATACACGGGGATGTATTATCCCCAGATTTTGCAGGACCTTCTCACCTTCTTGAGGCAGGACTGTCCGGAGATAACAGACGAGGACCCGCATGAGCCTTTCATTCAGATTCTTCGGGCCTTCGGTCTGGTCGGGCATTACACTTCGGTCCTGACCGACCACGTCGCTCTTGAGACCCTCTACGAGACGGCTCGCCTCCGGGAGAGCGTGAAGGCCCATCTCCGGCTCATCGGTTATGAGCTGGCTCAGGCCAGTCCCGCTTCGGCGGTCCTCTTGGCTCGCCTCACGGCCCCCCTGACTTCTTTCGTGACCATACCCGGGGGGAGCCAGTTCTCGACTCCGAGTTCGGAGGATTCTCCGGCTATTCTTTTTGAGCTCGTTGAATCGACCCTCGTGGACCCGTCCAATTTGCTCTCCAAGGCGTTTGAGTATAATGCGGGGACTTTGTCCTATGTTGGCCGGAGAACCGCCTTGAACGCGGGATTGACCCCCTTCTCGCCATGGTCCGGAGTTCCGGCCGCTGGAGATGCTCTTTATCTGGGGCATTACTCGGTCCTTCCGACCCGCATTGACTGGCAGCTCTCTGTCCTCGGAGACCTCTGGGGGGAGGACAATCACGCGCTCGAATATCACGACGGACATTCTTCTCTGGAGAATCCGGACTCGGTGACGGACCTTGGGGGCGGGGCTCTGGGCTTTGACCTCCGTTCTTTCCTCGGGGAGCACGACCGACATGGAGCCGTCGTCCGGATAACCTGTCGGACGACCGGGGTCTCTGAAGACGTGACGACTCTCTGGGATGGGGCTCAGAACGGGGCTGAGACGACCTCTTATCTCGGACAGGTTTCTCCATCCTCGAACATCGAGGACTACCTTCTGAGCGCGGACTGGAGGGAGGTTCCCGGATACGTCGAGGCGGACCCGACCGGGACGGCCATCGGGAAGGTCTCGACCTATGTCCTCCCGTGGGACGCCTTCCGTCGCTGGACGCTGGCCGAGGTTAACGGGGTCGAGGCTTACTGGCTCAGGCTTCGGGTAGTCAGGGCTTCTCTGACCGCTCCTACCTTCGTCAAGGCCCTCATCACGGAGGGGAGCCAGTACCTTCCCTTCGAGGTGGCTCAGGGATTGACGGAGATAGAGGACCCGGCCGCTTCTTCTCTGGGGACCGCAGGACAGAAGTTCATCTCCTCCCGGGGAGACGTGATTGCTGGAACCGTCTGGGTCGAAGTGAACGAGGGAGCCGGGTGGGTCGAATGGTCGGCCGTCTCAAACTTCCTCTCCAGCTCGGCCAGCTCAAGGCACTACGTTCTGACTTACGATAGCCGGGGCCGAGCTGAGTTCCTTTTCGGAGACGGGACCTCAGGGATGATTCCTCCGGTCGGGACGGATAACATTCGGTTCGGATATCGGTACGGAGCCACGGAAGACGGGAACGTCGGGGCCGGGGCCATCTCGCAGAATCGCTCGGGGATATCGTTTATCGCCTCGGTGACGAACCCCGCCCCGGCCTCCGGATATCGTCCTGCGGCTGGCTCCACGAAGGAGGACCTCGCTCGGGTCAAGGTGGCGGGTCCGGCCTCCCTCCGGACACGGCGGAGGGCCCTGACCGCCGAGGATTGCGTCTTCTTGTCCACCGATGACTCGGAGGGTTTTGTCGCCTCTTCGGGCGCGAAGCCGGTGGTCCGGGCTCAGGCCATCGAGGAGTTCTTCGGCCCGAAGACCATCGGTCTTTACGTTGTCGGAGCTGGCGGGGCTGGCCTGACCCCGGGGCTCCTGACCGAGCTGGCGACTTACTTCAACGGGGATCCGGTGACGGGGGTCGAGGGGGTGCTTCTCTTGAACTCTCAGCTCCGCCCCCTGAACTACACGCCTGTCCCGGTCTCGGTCTCGGCCGTGGTCACCGGGGGAGACAAGGCTCTGATTCGAGCCGCTCTTCAGACCTTCTTGAATCCTCTGGCGACGGAGGACGGGGAGTACATTCATTCGCTGGACGGGGCGACCTTGTTCCGGACCCGGATTATCTCGGAGATTTTCAGGGCCGACCCGGGCAAGGTCAAGAACGTCGTTTTGAATCTCCCGGCGGCGGACGTCGTCTTCGGAGATGGTCAGCTTCCGGTGGCAGGAACAATCTCGATTACATGAGGACCTATGGCCTTCTCTCTTTACATTCTGGGAAATCGGCGGGTGAAGGTCCTCTTCCCCGCTCCGGTCGATGAGTCTCTTCTTGACGAGCCGGGGGACTGGGACCTTGTCTGTCCGACCACAAGCGGGGCCATCGACGGAGTCGCCGGGGTCGAACTGACCGGCGACGGGGTGACCTTCTATCTGGATGTCCTTCCCCTTCGTCCCAAGTCCGCTTACGTCCTGTCGGCAATGGGGCTCGGGGTTCCGGACGATACGGAGATTTTCTTGACGGGGACCTTCGAGGACGAGCCTCTGAGCGGACTTCCCTCGGAGTCTTTCGTGGACCTCCCCCCAGCGACGGACGTCCCTCGGACCCTGATATATCCCTTCCTTCAGGGGGCACTCCGACAGATAGATGCGGCTCAGGGGGGGGAACTTCTGAAGAGACTTCTTCGGGGCCCTGAGAGGGTCTGGGCTGAACTCGTTCAGAAGATAGCGTCCCTTCCTTCTCTGGCCGACCCGCTTCACGCTCCGCCTCATGCGCTGGAGCACATGAAAGGACTCGTCGGATTCGGTTCTGGACAGGCGGGAGAGGTAGCGAAGGCACTCAGTCGGGACGACCTTCGTCGTCTCATCCTCGTCGCGGTTCCTTTCTGGCAGAGGCGAGGAACCCTCGGGGCCCTTCGGTCCATGATTCGGATGTTCGGCGGGACCTCTCCGGCAATCGACGACTGGTTCTGGGACCGTTGGATTATCGACGAGGTCCTCCTCGGGGGGGACCCGGGAACCGGAGGACCATGGCTCGACTATTCGCTGGCCGAGGATGTTCCTCCCGGAGTGGCGTCCGGGGAGATGTCGGTCTCGATCAGGGTCCCGGATTCTCTGGGGCTCAACCGGACTCTGGTCGAAGGGCTCTGCGAGCTTGCTCGTCCGGCCGGGGAGAGGTACGGGCTGGCCTTCGTGGACTTCCTCGACACCTTCCTCGACGGGCGGGCCCCTCAGCTCTGGGTGACGGACGCGGGGGCTCCTTCGTGGGAGGTGGGGGACTCGATGACGACTCCGCCGACTCTCCCCGGGGTCGAGTTCCCGGCGGCTGGAGGAACGATTCGGGCGGAGACCCCTCGGTCTTCGTCGTGGACTCGATACGTCTGGACGTCTCTCGTCTATTGGTTCGGAGACCGGGAGGTCCTCTTGAAGTTCTATCAGTCTGGGTCAGACGACTACTACTGGATTCGCTTCGCCCCTCCGGGGACTGTGGAGCTGGGGAAGAGGGTGGTCGGGGCGGACACGACTATCGAGACCGTCTCGGTTTCTCTGGCGTCTCCGGCTCCTCGTGCTATTATACTGGATGTGGACCACGTCGGGAGCGGACCTAATCAGATTCGGGTTTATCTCGACGCGGTTCTGGTCATCGACAACGCGACCGATTCGGAGTTCCGAACGGGGACGATATCGGTCGAGGTGGCGGCAGGGAGCGAGAGGGTTCGACTCTCTCGGACGGAACTCTGGCAGAGGCCCCTCGATTACAGGGAGTTGACACCATGACCGGGGATAAGAAGGTCGCCTTCTACACGAAGAAGATATTCGGGCTCACGGAGATTCGGGACTGGTTCCTCGGATACCTCGACAAGCTGGTCCGAGACTTCACCGCTCACGTCTGGGGGATCCCCGGTTTTTTCGCGGTAACGGACATCGACATCTCGGTAATTGACGAGGTCTCCCTGACCGTCGCTCCTCACGCGGCCGACGGCTCGGGGAATCTCATCGAGGCCACGGACCCGGACGACTACGAGAGTCTCCCCTTCGAGAACACGCTCGGGACCACCTACCACGTCGGGGTCTCCCGGGCTCTTCGTGCCTACGGGATTGAGACGAATCCTCGGACGGGCGAGGTCGAGTATCGGGCGGTCGAGGAAGTCATCGGGAAGTCCGGGACCCCGGATTCCGTGACGGATCTCGGCGGAACGATTGAGATGGTCGTCGATAGCGTCTGCGATACGGGAGTCTCTCAGGCCGGTCGAACGGTCCTCATCTATCTCGCCAGTCCGGTGAGTGGGCTCCTGTCCGAGGCGTTCGAGGAATGTCTCGTCGTCTGGTCCGGAGGGGTCAACAAAATCGTGACGACCGGGACCTTCGGTCAGTCCTCGGTCTCGACGACTCCTGCGGACTACGTTGTGATTCTCAAGGGCTGCCTCCTCACGACGAGGGACCTGAGGCTGGACTCGTCCGTGGCCTACGTCGGTTCCGTGGTCGGAGCCGGTGCGGGCAATCCTCCGGCCTCGAAGGACATCTCGGAGCAGAGGGTCTTTTTCGATGGCGGCATTGGGAATCTGGGCGATGTCCTCGCGCTCTGCATTCACGGCCACACCAAGATCCGTGTCAAGGCGGACTCTGGCGATGCCGCGTCCGAAGTTCAGATTGCCGTCCACGACACGGCGTTGGGTACGGACACCTTTGCTGTAACTAAGGCCGGTAACGTCGCTATGGGAAAGACGTTGGCCTCATCCGACACCCTTGAGATCGACGACGCCAACACGACCGTCCCGGTGCCCTTTTCTTCGGTTTCCGACATTGCCATCGATACCCGGTTGCCCTCGAATGTTTTAGGGGCGGTGAATAAGGTTGTCCCGGTTTGGGACGTCGTGACAGTCCTGTCCGGAACTCACCTGACCTCCGGGGGCGTGGTGACGGATGGCGGGGGTCTGGACGTTGATATTACGGCGGCGGAATACATCGACGGCGGGGAGTTGGGGTCGGTTTCAGCAGGTTCGTTGACCATGCTAGATAACATGACCTCGCAGGTCTATCTTCAGGTGGAGACGGGGACCTTTCAATACACGACGAGCAAGGGGACGGCCTTCGCCAACATTCCGCTTGCACAGGTGACGACGACCGCCGGGTTCGTGACGGAGATTCTCGACTATCGAAGGCTGGCGAACGACCTTCCCTCCCGAGGCCCGTTGCTGGTCGGTCCGACGCCCGATTGCCATTTTATAACGGTGCGGGCGGCTATTGAAGCCATCGGGGTTCTCGCCGCTTCACATCCGGCGACGGCCCCTTATCGGACGTGGGAGATTGCCCTTCAAGGGGGAACGGAAGAGACGGGGACCATCACTATCCCCTGCGGGGGGATTCGGATTCGCGGGAGTCGGGGGGAGGGAGCCGTTGGAGGAGCCGAGGCCATCAAACTGACCGGCGATTTTTCGTTGTTCGACCTCAATGGAAAGTCGGACCTTGAGTTTGACGGCCTCCATATCTACCAAAGTGCGGGCGGGATAAGTCCGGCCCCGACGGCAATCTTTTGCATGACCGGTTCTTCGGACGTGAAACGGTTGAGAATCACGAATTGCCGACATTTCACGGCGGGGGCGTCCCATGGTTTCTTCCTCAATGGCGGGACCGGGATGCTCAAGGAGTCGTTCATTCTTAACAATATCGCCTCGAATGTTCGGGATTTCGGGATCAGCCTTGGCAAGTGCGAGAACGTGAATGTCTGTGGAAACAAGCTGGCCCGGTATCCGCTTATGACTCCGGCCGCGTCCAAGCATACGCTAATTGAGGCGGATACCGGGACGAACCTCCTTATCGCGGACAATGTCCTCGAATACGCCTATGCCACCGGAATCAAGCTGGTCGAGGTGGGGCGGTCGATTGTCCGGAATAACATCGTCCTTGTCGCGTCCGACGGTTGTGGAATCTCCGCATACCGACGGATCAGCCCCGGCGCGACCGACTTGCTGATTGAGGGGAACACCATTGAAATTCTGGCGACCACAGCCGGGGCTACGGTGTTCGGTGTCCAGGTTCTTCAGGACCGGACCCGGGTGGTGGGAAATACGATTATCACCGGGGGCGGGGGGGACGCGACCACGACCGTCCACGGGGTTCATATCGGGGGCTCGACGGAGTACGTCCTGATTACAGGGAACGACATAAATCTCGACTCGACGGGCGGGATTGTCACTTATTGGCTTCATGTTGTGGGACCGGCCCCGAGCGGGGACTACGTTCAGGCGGTCGGAAACTTCACCCATGGGGCGGCCCTCTACGATAACAATTCGGCCTTAGGTCCGATGCGTCATGCCTGCAATCCCGGGAGTGACCAAGTGGTCCCGATTATCTGGGAAGCGGCCGGGTCCATCAATGCGACGATGTCCGGGGGGTCGGGGACGGGGTCCTACACTCTCGACTCCAAGACGACCCGATGGAAGGGGTCCGTCAACACGGATGGGAACTGGAACTCGGGGGGGACGATTACCCTGACGATTACCCGCCCGGGGACGACGACCAAGTCGGGGTGGAAGGCCAACACGCTCGGCGGAGCCGTCCGCTTTACGACCATCACTTGCACGGCTGACACGATTACGATTGTCATGAATAACGTCTCCGGAAGTATCATCCCGGCGGGGACTGCGGTAACAGTGGGGATGCTGGCCTACGAAGGAGAAATGCCGTGATGAAGACTTACCTCCCCGAGCCCCTGACTCCAAAAGCGATTCAGGAGCTCCTCTGCGTGAACGGAATCGGGGTCATTGTGTCCGGGAAGATGGACGCGGCGACGACCCGGGCGGTCAAGGTCTTTCAGGAGGGGAAGGGGCTTCTCGTGGACGGAGTCGTGGGACCGAGGACGACCAAGGCCCTGAGCGAATCAATTCAGTTTTGTGCAGACCTCCCTTCCCGGTGTGAAGGGGTCAAGGTGGATCTTCCCTCAGTCCTTTGTTGGCTGGCCGAAGAACACCTTGCCCTTCACCCCAGAGAAATCGGCGGCGACAATCGCGGGCCGTGGGTCCGTCTTTTCACGGAGAGCTCGGACGGTGGGGCGTGGTGCGCGTCGTGGGCGACCTTCGTCCTGCAACAGGCATGGGACGTCCTGAATCGGTTCGGAGTGACTCCCGGGTTCTCCCGGTTGAGGTATCGGACCGCATGGTGTCCGACGATTCAGACCCGGGCGAGGAAGGACGGTCGGCTGATAACGAGGGCGGAGGCCAAGGCCGACCCGACCCGGGTTAAGGCGGGGATGCTCTTCCTCGTCTGGTCCGAGGCGAAGGGGCGAGTCTCCCATACTGGCGTCTTGGTCGGTGACGGCCAGCTCGACGGGACCTTCGAGACTATCGAGGGGAACACAAACGACGACGGGAACGCGAACGGGCAGGAGGTGGCCCGGAGGATTCGACTGGCGGCGACTTGTGAGTTTGTGGACCTGAGGTAGAGGACAGGACGGGGGAGCTGACTATGGGCGCGGACTTCGTGGACGTTCGGAGGTTCGAGGACTGTCAGGAGAGGGCTCGTGCGGACGCGAAACGGATGGAGATTCGGGTTGATGGAGTTGAGGAGCGGGTCGAGGCCCAGATAAAGGAAATCAAGGAAGACGTGAAGGGGCTGGTCAAGGCAGTCGAGCGGGGGAAGGGAATCGCCTACGCGATAAACTTCTTCCTGACGTTTCTCGGGGCCTCAGGCGCAATCGGTATCTTTCAGCTCTTCGCAAAGATGAAGGGCGGTAATTGACGGGGTTTTTCCCGGGGAGGGTGAGATGTTCCGGATGTTGATGCTCGTGGTTCTGCTGGCGGTCTGGGGGGGTTCCTCTCCGGCCTACTCTCAGGAGACCCCGGAAGGGGTTGTTGAACAGGTTGCTCCCGACGCGGTCGAGGCGGAGGTTGAATCGGCCCTCGGTGCGGTTGTCGGTCCGATGCTCCCGGCCGAAGAGGGGGCTCCGAATTCGAGTGCGGTCGAGCCTGTCGTGGAGGAGCCGATTCCTGTTCCCCCCGAAGTGGACCTTGACGCCTTGGAGTCGATGACAAAGACGCCCGTCGGACTCTCATTACTGGTCGGCTTCATTGTTTGGTTTGTGATGGAGATCGGAAAGGCCCTCATCAAGAAATTCGGGGAGGCATCGACAGGCGTCAAGTGGGCCGTCTCGGTTCTTTCCGGGGCCGTGTTCGGATTGCTCTTCGGCCTATTCGGAGGGGTGACGTTCCCGTGGTGGGTTGCCCTGCTCTCAGGGATGGCTGGCTCAGCGAGCTTCTCCGGGGTCCGACAGCTCAGGAATTCTTTCAGACCGGTTAACTCGAATGGCTTCGGACAGGTGGGGTTCCTCGTTCTTCTCGTGATAATGAGCGCGGGAGTTCTCTACATCGGGGCGGTGGGTTGTGGGGCGACATTCACGGCTAAGGCTGGCGACGAGGTGATTCAGGACATCAAGCCGACGAAGCCCGCTTACAGCGTCATCGAGGTCAACGGGGATGAGGTCTGTCGACTGGATGTTCCGGAAGGGACGATTGAACTTCGGAACATCTGTAAGGGCGGGGAGGTCTCGACCTTCGCTCCGGACGGGGTGACCCCGACATGCGTCCCGAATCCCTGTCCTCCGGGTCAGGCGTTCACCTTCGAGTCCTCGGGACTCGCGGTCTGTAAATAAGGAGGACCGCCATGCTCTCGAATGAAACGAAGGAGAACCTGAACAAGCTGACCGAGACCGCGCTCAAGGCCATCGACGCCTCCGACGCCGTCGTCGAGATGCTGAAGGCGGCCGGGGTCAACGTGGCCGCGTATCCCGCCGAGGTCCTGAACGGAATCGCCCGGACCGTCATCGAGAACTTCCCGGACCTCTTCGAGAAGGGATGCGACATCCTCGGAATCAATGAGCACGTCACGCTGAAGGCCCCCGAGCCCGGGGCCAAGGTCACCGGGGAAATCGTTCGATAGGTCTCATTTCTTCTTTCCTCTCCGAATAATGGAACATGAAACTGATTCGGACAGGGTCACAGTGTCAGCTTGAGGCGATTCGGGACAGAGAGGGGGTCTTCGCCCTTCTGTCCAAGCACTTCTCCTACAAGGTCGAGGGGGCCAAGTTCTCTCCCCAGTTCCGGGCTCACGTCTGGGACGGGAAGATAAAGCTGGTCCACAAGGCCCGGGGGGAGAAGCTCATCTTCCCCGGGGGATTGGCGGACGAGGTTCTTGAGGTCCTCCGGACCCGATGGGAGGAGGCGGTCGAGGTCGAGGACCTCAGGCCAACGCATCCTCCTCTGAGACCTCTCCGATGGGCCGGACCTCCCCTGAGAGACTATCAGGAGGAGGCCGTCGCCAAGGCGGTCGAGGCTGGGGCGGGCGTCCTCAAGCTCCCGATAAGAAGTGGAAAGACAATCACAGCCGCCCGGATTATCTGGACCCTCTCACAGAGAGCCCTCTTCGTCGTGACGAGTGACCTTCTTCTTCGACAGGCGACGGAGGTCTTCCGGAGGGTTCTTCCGGATGCCTCGGTGACAGTCGTCGGGGCCGGGGAGTGGGACTCCTCTGGAGACCTTGTCGTCGCCACGGTTCAGACCCTTCAGAAGAACAACAAGACCCGAGCCTTCGTCCGGCTGGCCCGGTCGTTCGGGGTGGTCATTTTTGATGAGATACATCACCTTCAGGGAGGGTCCGGGGACGAGTGGAGAGATACGGCTTTGGCGATTGACTCCCGCTCGAAGTTCGGTCTCTCGGCCACGATTGACCTGAGGCCGACGGAGGAGAACGCGGCCGGGGACATTTGGCTCCGGGGGATATGCGGGCCAGTCCTCATCGAGAAGTCCATGAGCGACCTGATTCGTTTGGGATATCTGGTCCCTCCCGTGATTCGGTTCCTTCGGTACGAGGCCCCAGAGGTCAAAGGGAAGTGGACCCCGGCGATGTATTCTGAGGTCGTCGCTCAGTGTGAGCCCCGGAACCGTCGGATTGTCAGAGCGGCGGCGGATTACGCGAAGGAAGGGAGAGGGGTCCTCATTGACGTCTCCCGGGTGGCTCACGCAAGGACCATCTATCAGGCGGCGATGGCCGCCCTCCCCCCGGGACAGGTGGCCCTCCTTCTCGGGGCGTCCTCGGCCTCGGTCAGAGAGAAAACCTTGACGGCGTTCAGGGCCCGGAAGGTGATGGTGATAGTCTCGACCATCCTCGGGGAGGGGGTCGATGTTCCGGAGATAGACGTGGTCATCAACGGGGAAGGCGGGAGAGGCAAGACGACAACGATTCAACGTCTGCGGAATCTGACCCCGGCCGAGTGGAAGAAGCGGGCCATCGTGGTCGAGATGGTTGACGTCCATCACCCTCAGTTGGCCGAGTGGACCAAGGCCCGCCTCAAGACGTATCGAGAGGAACCGGCCTTCCGTTTTGACATCGAGGAGAAGGGATGAGCCGAGTCGAGCTGACCCCGGCACTCTGGAGAGCGTGGCTCTCCCTCGTGGGTTTAACCTCGGACCCGGGGCTCCGGGACCGCCCCGGGGAGATGCTGGCTTCGGTTCTCTCAGTGGGCTCCTCGACGGCAACGGGATACATTCGACGTCTGTCCGAGAAGGGGCTGGCCCGAAGAAGGGGGAGAGAGCTTGTCGTTCTCCTGCCCCGGGCGGGTTCTTCCGTGGAGTTCGGGGAGGGGACGGTCGAGGCGATTGAGGGGGATATACTGGCGGCCCTCTCGATGCAGGGACCGATCCGAGAGAAGGCGAGGAAAATCATGGCAGGAGAGAAGATCGAGAAGGACCTGAGAATCGAGAGGACGAAGGCGTTGGTTCAGGTCTTTGTCGGAGAGGCCCCTCGCGGAAGGAAGGCCAGTCGGACACCGACCCCGGACGACCTCTACTTCGTGGAGCTTTACACCGCCCGTCGGCGTCGGATTGACCCAGAGTATGAGCCGTCCGCCGGACATCGGAAGGTGCTCGGTGAGGCCCGTCGGAAGATGGAGAAGCATTATCATCTCTCCCGGAGGGACTGGCCGCTTTATCTGAACTGGCTCTTCGAGGCCGTTCGCGGGATTCCCGGGATGAGGTGCGCCTTCCCCCCGGTGAACCGGGTCGGGGCCGATGGATTCCTTGACAAGTACGTCGCTTCTCTGGGACGTCGTCCGATGGACATTGACCATGCCGGGGAGATGCTTCGGGGCGCAGGGTTTGGCGACGTCCCCCCGTGGGTCGTCGTGAGTCTGGCTCGGGACGCGGCATCGGAGGGCGGGGCTATTCCGGCCGGGATAAAGCCCCGGACCCGCGAGGCGGTGGAGTGGCTTCTTCCCCGGCTGAATAGGGTCGGATACGTCGGAGGCGAGGAGAGATGAGTTCGGAGACTATTGACGTCGAATATGAACGGGACCTCGTGGCGACGGCCTTGAAGGACCTGAAGTTTGTGAAGTCGGCCCTTCCCGTCGTGAAGAAGCACCAGTTCTCTGACCGGGCTCTTGGTTGGATATGGTCTGTCGTGGTCGAGACGGTAACCCGGGCCGGGGAGCTCCCGACTGCGAGGGTCTTCTCGGAACGGATGGACAAGGACTACAAGGACGAGGAGTCGGCGGCCTATGTGATGGAAGTCCTCCTCTCCCTGAACCGTCGGAAGGTGGCGGCTCCGAGGACGGCTCTCGAACGAGTCCGGGACTTCGTCCGGATGGTTTCAATTCGGGGGGGGCTGGAGGGCGGGGTGGACGGCCTCGACCGGGGAGACCTGACTCAGGCCGAGGAAGCCCTGAAGAAGGGGATTCAGGCGGCCCGGGAGGTCTCCCTGATAGCGGAGCCCGTCTCGTGGGGGGAGTCGGTAGAGGCTCGCTTGACTGAGTACACGGCCACGGAGGAGAAGGTCCGGGACAGGATTAAGACTCCGCTCCCGACTTTGACCCGCTTCCTGAATGGCGGCCTTCGGCCCGGGACGATGGGTCTCCTCGTGGCGAACACGAACGTCGGTAAGTCTTCCTTCGCGGTGGACCTTGGATACACGGCCCTCGTCTATTCGGGCGCGGTCGTTGTCCATATCGTGACGGAGGAGACCCTGACCGAAGCTCTGGCGAGATACGACGCCCGGTTGACCGGCATCGACCGAGGAGACCTCCTCTCTGGCCGAATGACTCCGGCTCAACAGGCGACATACAAGGAGGCTCACGCTCGGAAGAAGGACATGACGAAGAGGCTCTTCGTTCATGAGCTCTCACCGAAGACGGAGATAGGACAGGTTAAGATGCTGGCCGAGATTGCCCGGGAGAAGTATCCCAAACTCCCTCTTCTTGTGGTCGTCGATAGCCCGGACCACTTGATCCCGGGCGGGCGGATGGAGAACTTCCGTCTGGGTCAGTCGGATGTCCACTGGACCATCAAGGCGATGGTTAAAGGGGAGGACCTCTCGCCCTGTATGGCATGGGTCACTACTCAGGCTCCGAAGGCGTTCGAGGGAAAGACGCTCACGACCGGGGCCGCGTCCGAGACCTACGATAAGTCGAGGATTACCGACGTCATGCTCGGCGTCATGGAGAGCAACGAGGGAGGGCCGGTGACCGGAGACTTCCAACGGGTCGAGTTTATCCTCGTCAAGAACCGCCTCGGCGGGGTCAAGAAGGCGAAGATATGGGCGGACGGACACATGGGAACCTGTCGGTTCGAGGAGCTCGAATCGACCTCCCTCCCCGGAGGAGACGATGGGAAGGCTTGACGTCCGCGAGTATTTGGAGGAACGAATCGGGGTTCGCTCGACGAGCTCCTCCTCGGCTCATGGTCCTCAGCTCGTCTGCGACTGTCCCCTCTGCGGAAAGTCCTCGCGTTTCTACGTCGCCGAGAACACCGGAGCATGGCATTGTTTCCGCTGCGGAGAGAGCGGCGGCCTTCTTCGACTCGTTCAGGTTATCGACGGACTCACGGGGTCCGAGGCTAAAGAGTTCCTTTCGGCCGGAGAGACCTCGCGGGTGGCTCCTCCGACCGTGGGGGAACTCCGGGGCCGTCTCCCGGGGAAGGCGAAGAGATGGAAGACCCGGACGGAGAAGGAGAGGGACATCCCCGAGGAGCCCCCTCAGGAGAGCGGACTCCCTCCAGAGTTTATCCCGATATGGGACCCGAAGGAGCGGCTCTGGTCAGTCCCCCGATACCTGAAGGACCGGGGAATCACGGCGAGGACGGCCGCGACATACGGTCTCGGATACTGTCAGGAAGGGCGGTATGCAGGACGGCTCATCCTCCCGGTCCATATCGGGGGAAGAGTCATCTCCTTTCAGGGGCGGCTCATGGGACCCGGGGAGCCTCGGTATCTGGGACCTCCGAAGCCGAAGGGAGCGATTCTCTACGGATACGACGAGGCCCTCGGCGGGGACTCGGTCATCGTCTGCGAGGGCCCGATGGATGTCCTCGCCCTCCATCAACACGGACAGAGAGCGGTCGCCCTGATGGGGAAGATCATCTCCCTCGCTCAGGCGGTCGCCCTGAAGTCTGGGGGGTTCTCTCGGATAACG